ACAGTTCAAGCTTTATCAGGACAAGTTAAAACACAAGCATTTAGTTTTTCTGCTCCGCAAAGATTTGCCACAGTTAATATAAACGACAATTCTATTATAACAATATTAGATGCTAAAGATTCAGATGGAAATACTTGGTATGAAGTTCCTTATTTAGCACAAGACTATATACTAAAGCCTGTAGAAAATACAGCAGCTAACTATCCTTCATTATACCAGTTCCAAAATCAAGTACCTTATATGATTCAAAAAATCCAGGTACCTAGAAGATTTGTTTCTAGATTTAGGGCTGATGGATCATTAGAAATAGAATTTGGTCCTGGTATAAATTCAGTAGCAGATACTGCAGTATTACCTAATCCTAATAATATTAGTGTTGGATTAACTACTGGAGGTCTTAGTACTTTATCTAGTTCTTTTGATCCTACTAACTTTGTAACTACTCAAACTTATGGTCTTGCACCTAAAAATACAACAATAACGTTCCAATATCTTGTAGGTGGAGGAGCTAGTGCAAATGCTCTTAGTAATCAATTGACTGAAATAGTATCTTATACCGTATCAGGAAATACTACTTATCAAAATACAATTATAGTAAATAATCCAGATCCAGCATCAGGTGGTGGAGACGGAGATACAGTAGATGAACTAAGAATGAATATAGCTGCTGAATTTCCTACTCAATATAGAGCGGTTACTCAAGAAGATTATTTAGCTAGAACTCTTAGCATGCCTTCTCAATACGGCAAAATATCTAAAGCATATATAACTAAGGATGATGCAACATTCAATAACTATATGCAAGGTGATATTAGTCAAAAAGACCAAGTTTTAGTTAGTCTATATGTATTAGGTCTTGATGCTAATAATAATTTAGCAGATCCTTCACCAGCATTACTCCAAAATTTACAAACATATTTGTCAGATTATAGAATGATGACTGATGCTATTAATATAAAGCCTGCTTATGTAATAAACATTGGATGTAATTTTGATATAGTCATTAGACCTAATTATACAAGTCAAGATGTGATAGCTAGATGTATTTTAGCTCTACAAAATTACTTTAATGTAGGTAATTGGAGTATAAATGAACCAATAATATTAGGAGACATTTACTCTTTGTTAGATGTTGTTGAAGGTGTTCAAACTGTTAAAGATGTTAGAATAATCAATAAAAGTGGAGAAGCTAATGGATACTCTAAATATTCATATGATATTTCAGCAGGTACTTTAAATGGTGTTATTTATCCTTCATTAGATCCTTCAATATTTGAATTAAAATATCCTAATGTAGATATTCAAGGTCGTGTAGTAACAATATAAAAACAGAAAAATGGCTGTATATAAAATATTTGCTTCTGCTGATACAACTCTATATTCTAGTAGTCCTGCTGCTAATACAGGTCTAGATGAAATATTAGAAATATCTGTAAAAAATTCAGATAATCCATCTAATTATTTTGTAGATCCAGTCCCTTCAGAACCTTTACTGCAAGATAATTTAAGAAGGGCTATAGTGCAATTCTCTAACTCAGATATTAACACTCTAAAATCTTTTACTACAGGTTCATGGAAAACAAATTTAAGGTTATATCTTGCAACTGCAGAAAATTTAAATACAACTTATAGTCTTGAATTTAGACAAGTTTCCCAATCTTGGGAAATGGGGACAGGTAAATTTGGTGACAATCCACAAACAAGAAATGGAGCTTGCTGGTATAGCCCAAATCAATTTACAACAGCATCTAATCAATGGGGAAATACTTCATACTATTTAACTCCTGGAGGAGGTTCTTGGACTGACCTATCTGTTACTCAATCATTTGATTATAATAGTAGTAAAGACATTAATGTAGATGTTAGCTCTATAGTAGATACTTGGTTTAGTGGGTCTAGATCAAATTATGGTTTTATAGCTAAACATACTAATGTAATAGAACAAAATTCAGGTAGTTATATAGGTCTTAGTTTTTTTTCTGTTGATACACACACTATATATCCTCCTACATTAGAAATAAAATGGGATGATAGTTCATATCAAACTGGAAGCTTATCTGTAATTAATAATACAAATACTGTTGTTACATTAGGTAATAATTTAGATACATTTAAATATGGAACATCAAAATACAAGTTCCAAATAAATGCAAGAGACAAGTATCCTGTAAGAACATTCACAACTTCGTCTTTATATACAACAAATAAAGCTTTACCTCAAACATCATATTGGGCTTTACAAGATGTAAAAACTAATGATATACTAATTGATTTTGATACAAACTACACAAAAATCAGTTGTGATGGAACATCTAGCTATTTTAATTTATATATGAATGGATTAGAGCCTGAAAGATATTATAAAATATTAATTAAAACAGTTTTATCTACTGGTGAATCTTATGAAATAGATAATAACTTAATATTTAAAGTTACTAGATAATGGCAAATGTAGAAATGGTTAAAGAGATCTATGGTCTCAATACGTATACTAAAGCAGTAAACACAAGTTTTACAGAATTAGTATCTCCAACTCAAGAAGTTACTACTAGTGGTATAACTATAGATCAATTTTTTGAGTATTATAATCAACTATTTTTTGAAATACCAGTTTCTGGATCTATAAACTCCCACACATATTTAGTTGAAACTAGCCAACAATATATAGGAGGATCTGTACTCGATGCTGAAAAACAAGCGTTGATAGAAGAAATTAACTCACTTCGTCAACAAATATTAGATATAAACCAAACGTTTACTAATATTAATCAAATAATATAATGGAATTAGTCAATATAACATATGCAGGTGAAGGGGTTCAGCCACAAGATTTGAATTCTCAAGATAGTCAATTAGTTACATCTAATTTTATAAATTCTCAATTTGGAGAACCTAATGACTATTTAGAACTCTATATCTACGATGAAAATAGTCAATTAATAGATTTTGATTATGATGCGTTTGATTATTATCCATATTTAACTGCTAATCCTAAAAATAATACATACTCTACATTAGCTTTAGATCCTGAAAAAGATCTTAAGAATAGAGGTTATAATAGAGGTAATTTAAATATTCAATATAATTTTTATAAAAGATTATTTAATTCTGCATTAGGTACATTTTATTGGATTAAAGAAATATCGACTTCTAGAACAGAATTAAAATTATCTTCTCAAGCGTTAAGTGCTACAGATATTAGAACTGGATTTGCTCAAGATCAAACATATATATCAAATAAAAATTATTACCCAGTATTTTATCTTAACTTTGGTAATAATGTTGTTATATCTGCAAATAATGTAGCTATAACTGAAGATGATAACGGAACATACTTACTAGTTAAATTATATGAACCGCTTCCTGTAGAATATGATTTAAAAAATCAACTTTGGATAGTTGATAAAGTTGCAGAATCTGTAAGCTTTAATGTATCTATACAAGTTCAAGCAGATAATGTCGATCAAGTAAATAGATTAAGAGGCCCAAATTTTAGTGTTCGTATAAATAATAAAAATGGGCAAACTACTCCATATTACAATTATAGTAATTTATTAGCCAGCCCAGTAAGTTCTTCGTATCAAAAATTATTAAGCTATTATCAAGATAGATCAGTTGCAATTAATATAGATTATAGTAATTTTAGTAACTTTATACATTTTTCTAGTGCCGTTGAAAGAGTAAATAATTTTGTTTACAAACTCCAATTAATAGAGGGTTACCAAGAACAACAATATAGTCAGTCATTAATATCAGGCGGATCTGGAAATCAGTCTATAGCTATTTCTTCTATAGACGTTGCTCAGCAATCTATTGATAATATTATAAAGAATTTTGATACATACGAATATTTTTTATATTTTAATTCTTCAAGTTGGGCATGGCCTAAGAGTACAACTACTCAACCTTATCAATTATATTCAACAACTTCTTCTCAAGCTAGTAACTTTTTAGGTAGCGTAAACACAATCCCTACTACTGCTACTGCTTCTTTATTATGGTCTGCATCTTATTATGATGCTACTAATAAAGATCTGTTACATAATTCTATACCACAGTACTTATTAGATGATCCGAGTAATCAACCTTTCATAACCTTTATGGATATGATTGGCCAACACTTTGATAATATTTGGATCTACTATAAAGATCTATCTAATAGATATAATGCGACAAACAATCCTGATACAGGAATATCATTAGACGTGGTTGGAGACGCGCTGAGAGGCCTTGGAACCCAGTTATATACAAATTCAAACGTATCTGATAACCTTTATTATACATTGTTTGGAATCAATCCAGATGGATCACTACTTCCGCCGACAGGCTCAGAGTGGATAACTAATTATGTTACTTCAAGTTTAACTACACTATCTGCTAAAGAAATTCAGCAAGAATTATATAAAAGACTTTATCACAATCTTCCTTATTTACTTAAAAGTAAAGGAACTGAAAGAGGGGTTAAAGCCCTAATCAGTACATTTGGTATACCAGATAGTATTTTAACTGTTAGAGAATTTGGAGGAACTCCAATCTATGGTGTAGACGGTATATTTGATTTAGACTCTTCTACATATAAAGTAGCTATTGTAACTGGAAGTAATGGAAATGTTACAGGTAGTTTAACTCTATCTTCTTCTTTGTTACACCCTGAGGCTAGTATACAATACTATCAAAACATAAATAGAATTAATACTACTAATTTAGAAGTTGGGTTTTCTCCTTCTGATACTATAAACTCTAATATAGTCTCTTCCACAGGGTTTTTTAATATAGATCAATTAATAGGAAATCCTGGATATCAATATTCTGCCTCTTATACTCCATTAGTAAGTGCTAGTAATGCTTATTTTGCTTCTTATAATAAACCAAACAGTATTTGGGAGTATATAAGACTAATAAAGTTTTACAATAACTCTCTATTCAAAATGATTAAAGACTATGTTCCTGCTAGAGCCAATCTTTCTACAGGTATTATAGTTAAATCTCATATACTAGAGAGAAATAAATATGAAAGACATGAACCTAGTGCTAGTTTTAATGAATATTCTCAATCTATCGATACAGCATTTATATCAGGTTCAAATGGAGGATCTATAATTGGCTCGACATCTTTTACGGGCAGCATAGTGACTTCAATAGGGTCAGTAGAATTTATCAGCTCTGATGGAATAGAAAAATACAATGGGGAATTTAGTGGATCAACTATTATAGGTTATAATGGGGATCAATTTCCTCAATACGAAATATCTCAACTTCCTTCTAGTTCTTTATTTGTCACTTATTCTTTAGGCGCATTATACCAAAATGTAACACAGTCTGTAAGGTCTGAAATATTACTCGATTTAGATTATAACTCTGATCAAATACTTCCTGTAAACTATGGAATAGTTACTCAATCCATAAATAATGCTCAAATAGATAACTACGCTACATATACTAATTCTAATAATCCTTATGCGTATGTTCAAGACTATAACTATTTTTTAAATAGATCATTATTACCAAGATACTCTGGATCTAAAACTATAAGTTCTACATATAATACTTATACTATTGGTGATAGCTCTTACGGTAAGACAGCAGCAATTGATAAGATAAAGTATCAATATGCTTATTTAGTAGACATATATGCAGAATCTCAGTTCTTACCAGGTAGATCTAATGCGCAAATAAAATATATTATAGATAATTCAGAAAATGTTTTAGATCTTACAAAAGCTAATAAAAATATATTTGAGGTACAAAATATATTTAAATCAGGAGAAAACACAAATATATCTTTATTTGATTATGATGAAACTAATCCTTATACACAGCAATTAGTTAATAATCCAAATTTAAAAATATTTGAAGGGGGATTTAGATATTTACCAATATTACATAATTTAAGTGGATCATCAATAAATCCACAAGTTTACACACTTAGTACTCCAATAAAGATAACTATAGAAGCAGGATCTAATGCAATGCCATCAGATGCTGTATTAGATGAAAATAACTGGACTATTAGTTGGTATACAACGGAAACTGTGCTAGAGGAATGCGTAGATGGATTTGGTACTAGTAACTATACTATAAAACTTTATGTATCTTATAATCTTGGAAATGTTCCTTATAATGTAAATGTTAATGTATCCACTTATATGCAAGAAGATGGATCTTGCGGCACCACACTTAGAACTAATACTATAAGAATTAATAATCCAAATTCTAGTGGATATAGTAAAAATATTGCATTTATAAATAGCTGGAGTAGCACTTGTACACCAGGTGGAGGCTCCTATAATGGTTTACCTCCTGGTATTGGCGATTGTTCAAATTTTATATCAGATATAGCCTCTGTATCAGGACAAAATGGTGGAGGGGGGCAAACTACAGCGGCTTTTGAATATTATACTAGCGAAGTCACCTCTTCACAAGCTTGTTTGTATTATATATCTGAATCAAATCAATTGGTATTTAATTCTACCATAGCATATTATTATAATACAAATGGATTAACTTTTAATTCTACAAGTGATACTGCATGGACTTCATCGATACTAACCCCAGTTATTCTTCCATTTACTTTAGAAACAGGAGATAGGGTATCATTTTATGATTCTTCTTCTAGATTAGGGTGGAATGAAGAATTTGAATATGTAGTAAAAAATATTTCACCAACTGGATCTGGAATTACCGGAAGTAGATTATTAGTTGAATTAAATAGGCCTGTCAATTTAGCTTTATTTGTATCATCTTCAACAGTACCTACAGAAAGTTTTACAGGCGCTCCTTATAGAGCCTGCAGAGATATTGTTTGGAAGCATATACCGGATGAAACTAATGTAATGTTAAGGTATACCCCTAAAGATACGACTATAACAGAAAATGGAATTTTGTTTCCTCAATATATAGATCCAACAGTTAGAGATAATTCAGGTAATGTAATAAAGTCATTAAGGCAGCAAAATTTGATCAATCCAGATACAAACACGGTAATTTTCCAATAAAGTAAAATAAAATACTAATCGAATATATTTATTTAAAAGCCCATTTTATATGTCATATTTAAGTAGTACATCGGTAGTGGTAGATGCCATCCTTACAAAGAAAGGTAGGGAACTACTCTCAAGAAACGATGGATCATTCAGAATTACTCAATTTAGTTTGGCAGATGATGAAATAGATTATACTTTATATAATCCAAATCATCCTTCAGGTTCTGCTTTCTATGGAGAGGCTATCGAGGCTATGCCAATTATCCAAGCATATCCTAATGATATGGAAATAATGAAATATAAGCTAATTACTCTACCAAGAGGAACAGCTAAAATTCCAGTTCTTGATTTAGGATATACTTCAATAACCTTAAAGCAAGGGGCGTCTTTAGCTATAACTCCTCAAACTCTAAATTATTTAGGAGCTACTTCAACATTTGAACAATCTGGTTACACTGCTACTATAGGAGATGTAAGAACTATGAGTTCATTTAATGGAGTGGGTATTAATACGCCAGAAGCTACATCTCTTAATTCTACTACAACTATTGGTACGAATGTAAGTAAGACAGTAATTGGTACAACTATTAATTTGACAGCAACAACAGTTAACACATTGTTTGGATCAAATACTAATTTATACACCACTTTAGTTGTAGTTGGCCGTGATTCTGGAGCTAGAATTTCTATTCCTGTAACTATTGTAAAAGTATCATCTTAATAGATTAAAATATGTCATTCACTAGATTAGATCCAACAGATTTTGTAGTATCAGCAGACTCAATAGTAGCACCTGCTTGGAGCAATAATGTAACTACATTAACAACATTTTTTACTGCTTCTGCAACTTCTACTGGAAGTTATTATATAGATGTTTATAATGGTAGCATATCATCTAATTCTTCATCAGTTCAATTTTCTATAGCTTATGGCCATTATGCAGGTTCTGGATCTGCTCCTTTAAATCCTTTAGTCTTGGGAAATAGTCCTTCCAGAATTACTTTTGGTCAATATAGAAATTTAATATATGGAGATGCTGAATCTGCTGTAAATTTTGGAGGATTAGCTTCAAATTCACCTAATTTAATAGCAATTCAAATAGATAGAAATAGATATAAAGAAAGTCTTTTTCCAGGTACATTTAATTTAACATTAAGTAATGTTGGTAATTCACCTATTAAATTAACAGACAATTCTAATGATATTACTACAGTAACTTATCTTGACGGAGGAAGGGTTTTTAATATAGTTTCTGGATCTAATGGAACTGCTGCAAATAGTCCTACTTTATCTGGGGCTGTAAAGGGATATACTGTTTCTGGAAGTTATGGACTATTTCTTCCAGATATAGGATTAATATTATTAAATCCCGGCGCATTATCTTTATCATCAGCAAATGGTGGAATTGGTTTATCTTTTAGCGTTGCAAATACTGTAGCCGCTTCAAGTTATAATAATAATTTAATTTTTTCAACAATAAGTTCAGGATCATTTTTTCAATTAAATTCTCAAGAAACTGTATCTTCTGATTATATATTTGTTAGGATTAAAAATGCAGAATATAATTATACAACTAACCCATCATTTATTACTGGATCAGGTGAGTTACTATATTCTAATTTTATTAATAGTCCTCAAACTTATCCTACAAGTGTAGGTTTATATAATGATAATAATGAATTATTAGCAGTAGCTAAAATGTCAAAACCTCTTACAAAAGACTTTACAAAAGAAGCATTAATAAGAGTTAAATTAGATTGGTAGAAAACTGCCTCAACTGTTTATAAATGGGATTATCAAAAAATACTCTTGATAGATCAGATATTTCTACTTATCCTGTTAAGTTAAAATATTCTGCATCTTATGCAAGTTCCTCTGCTATTAATTATGGCATAACTTTAAATAGGGGAATTAATGGATCTTTTAATACTAATGGAGAGGATTTTTTAGTTTATAAGTTAGCAAAACAACTTTACTATAATTTATATTTAACTGGTTCACTAAATAATTCTGCAAGTTATTGGAATGATAATTTACAATCTACTGCCGCATCAGGAACATTTGATAATGACTATAGATACTTTCCAAATGTTATTAATGATCAAATAACTATTATGGCAATACCTAGAACAATCTTTGGTGAAAATATAAGTAGAAAAAGTTTAAGAATATCAGGTACGACTTATAATTTAGTTGATGATGGCAATGGTAATATTATAGATGCAGGTAATAATAATGTTCATGTAGGAAATATTTTATATGCTCAAGGAATAATAGTCATTACTAATCAAGACTATGAAAATGCACTTATACAATAGATAGTAAGATAAATAAAATTTGTTATGAAAAATTTACGATATATTTGTGTACAGCCAAGAATAATATATTATGCATGGCAACTTGAAGTTGTAATAAACAACTTTATTAAAAATGGAATTGATATAAGTAAGCTAGAATTACTTATGGCAATAAATCCAAAAGACCAAACTTTTAGTGAAGAAAATATAAAACTATTTAATAAGCTTACAGAAAAATATAGTTTTGTAAAGTTCTTTTTTTATGAAGATACTAGAGAGGATATGAGATACATTCCATCAGTTTATTTCAATATCCTTAAACAACATATAAAAGCATTTCCTGAATTAGAAAACGAAGCTTTATTTTTATTTGATAGTGACACTATCTTTACAAGAAACATAGATCTATCTCCAATGCTTAATGATAACAAATGGTATTTAAGTGATACTGTTAGTTACATTGGTTATGATTATATAAAATCAAAAGTACAACTTAATTATGATGTTTATAACGGTATGTGCAATATAGTAGGTTTAAATTCATCAATACCTAAATTAATGAACTCTAATTCAGGTGGCGCACAGCACGTAGTTAAAAATACAACATATGAATATTGGGATAAAGTAGAAAAAGATTCAATATCTCTATACAAATACTTTTGTGAAATAGAACCTGATTATATAAAACAACATGGAGCGGACTATCCAATACAAAAATGGACTGCCGGTATGTGGTCACTATTGTGGAATGCTTGGTTATTTGAACATGAAACAGTCGTAGATAAAAGATTAGATTTTTGTTGGGCTACAGATCCTATAGAATATTGGAATGAAAAACCAATCTATCATAACGCTGGTATTACTTGTTCTTGTGGAGGTAATTTTTATAAAGGTGCTTATATAAATGAATTGCCTTATAATAAAGATTTAAGAATAAATAATTCTAAATGTAATTATAAATACTATCAAGAAATACAAGAAACTGCTAAAAAGTCTTGTTTAGTATAACATGTTTATTAAATATTTATAAGTATGCCAGCATATTCAGCATACACATTAAATTTAGTAGCAGAGACTACGATATACCAAAATGAGGTTAGGTGTAGAGTAAAAGAAAATGATTTTAACTACACTCAGAATCCTAGTGCTACAAAAGCAGGAACTTCAGGTTCTTATATAGATGCCGTAACAGGTTCAGACTTTCATCCTTATGCAACTACCGTAGGATTATATAATGACAAAGATGAACTATTAGTAGTAGGAAAATTATCTAGGCCATATCCAATTCCACCAAATACAGATATGACTTTTATCATCAGGTGGGATAGCTAAAAAACAAAGTATGAATAAATGGTTATATTATGATCCTCTAGGAATTACTAGAGAGTTTAATTCAATAGAAGACTTTCCCCCTAATACTGCAGGCTTCATATATAAGATAACGAATGTTGTCAATAATAAATTCTATATAGGGAGAAAGGTCCTTTTCAATAATACTAATAAAGGATTAACCAAGAAGGAGATCGCGGAATGGGACAAACCTGGGCGCGTCCCACGCAAGAAGAAGGTGGTTAAAGAATCTGACTGGCTTTCCAATCATGGAAGTAATAAACTCCTAAATGCAGAAAGGAAAGAATTGGGTGATGATATATTCACTAGAGAGATAGTACAACTCTGTTTTTCTAAGAAGCAGTTAACTTATTACGAAGTATATTGGCAAATGCACTATAAAGTTCTACACATAGACTCTTACAACGATAATATCCAAGGTAGGTTTTATAGAAAGGATGTAGAATAAAAAAAGCCCCGGCACCTGCCAAGGGCTATATGTATGGGCATGCAAAGGTTATTTAATCCTCAGGTCCAATCTTATCTCCTGTAAGACCTGCCGCATCTAACTCATCGTCAAACATATAATCAAATTTGTCAGAGTCTTCATCCATATCTTTACCATATACTAAATCTATATAATAAAGGGCTTCATGTTTTTTAACTCCATTTGATTTAGCATTAAAGATGGCTTTTTCTAAATCAGCTCTAGGATATTTATCTTCTCCCATAAACTCTCCATCTTCTGCATATTGATCAATATTCTCAAGTTCTTCAAGAAGCGGATTATTGGATGTGTATTGTCTAAAGTTAAAT